CTTTTCTAAATCATCTGCGAACTCTTCATCGGTTTTTTGCCTTTTAGAATCTCTTCCCGAATAATGATACTCTTTTTCCTTGTACCATTGTTTTTTTATATCTTTGCTATACATTCCAAATGTAGTAGGATTTAAAGTACCATAGTCAATAGCTACATACTTGTCAATATACTTTCTATCTATAGTTTCAACAATCATTGTTTCCTTATCGAACATATCATAGATAATTCCATCTGATAAAATCCACAACCCTTTGATAAATCTATCATAGAAAACACCTGAATAAGCATTTTTAATACTATTCTTATATTCATCACTTAAGGTATCATTATCATCTAAATAAAAATGCCAGTGCTTATATCCTTTTTCTTTAGCAACGTCTATATATTCTGTCTTAATAAAATGAAACGGACTATCTGGGTTAGTTGTCCATATTGCTTTTGCCCCCTCTGCACTCATTCTAGCAAGTGCTTGATTAACAAAACTCTTATGATGCAAAGTTACTTCATCTGCATACCAACCACCAATGGTTATACCTCTTATTTTACCTTCATCACTAACTTTAGATGCTCCTCTACAATAACATATCTTAGTTTGACCCTGGTACTTTATTACTAATTGCGCTCCACCTTTAGCTGAATCTTGATAAACAGCTCTATCTTCTCCTAAAATATAAAGCATATCTTTTATAACATTTCTATATAAAGAATCTGTACTTTCTCCACTCATTAGAAAAACATTATTTTTAGAATTAAGTATAAATAATGTCCAACCTAAGTTAGTTATAAATGTTTTTCCACTTCTGACTGAACCTTCTAGGATATTTATAAATCCTAATTCATTTTTGATTATACAATTCATAAAATCTAACTGTTTATTTGAATACTTAAATTCCATTTCCTAAACCTTCTAACATTTTAGCTAATACATCATCTTTTTCAGAATTATCTTTATTCCCTTTGTTAAGTATATTATCAAGTTTCTTTTGTTCATTATCCAACTTAATTCTAGTATCAGTTGGCAGTAAATCCATTCTATCACTTAGCCATTGCAATGCTCTCATTTTATCTTGTAGCTTAACCTTCACTCCATCTTTACCTTGTGATACTTCACTGATAAGAGTTCCATCTACTTCAAAGCTATGTTTAATATTCACGTAGCTTCTAGTATATTGTCCAAACTCTCCATCAACTTCTTCATTTCCAAACTCTAAGAAGTCTGTTATATCTGCAAAGGCTATATCTATATACTTTTGGAATATATCATCTTCACTAAGCATAGCTCTATTTAGCTTAGCTTGCTTTAATTTCTGTATCTCTACTTGAATTGAAGTTTTTTGAAGTAGTTGATATCCTTGTTCTCCTGCTGTATCTTTACTGTACCCAGCCTTTATAGCA